CTACAGCGTAATGGCGGTATTCTTTTCCCTGCATCCATGACTTTCTTCTGGCCCGCTCGATGGTGCCGGGCTTTAGCCCTGTTGATGCAATAAGGACTCTCTCCGTACACCATTTGCTGGGGGTTATCTGATAGATGATTGTCTGCATGCCAACCTCATAAAACTTTCATCCACGGCAGTGGCACCACACGTCAAACATTCGTTTCACAACTTCACGGCAGTAGAAGCCGTCGACATCACGGGTCAGGTCGTAGCGATTGCCGAATGTCTTGCGAACCCAGAACTCAAAAGCCGTATGCATGTATCACCTCCGTTGCATTGCGCGTAATTTTTTCAGGCGCATTTCCTGCTCAGTGCCCGCCAGAATTTTGCGGTACTCCTGTTGGTCAATATGTTCGAACAGGTTGTTGAACTCACCAATGCGTACCCGTCCGGAGCGCCCGTCCATGCGTCGAAAGAACACTGAGTGCTGAGTACTGCGAGTAATCACCACAGGGTATCCGGCTCTGTCCGTGTATATCTGACCACGTTGAATCAGAGCGAACATTCCTTTATCCCCAGCGGAAAAGCGAATACAGAATAAATGCCACCGCTATTGCAACTCCAACTGCGGTGAATGCTTCAGGCCAATTCATCATTTCACCTCCTGCGGCGGCTCCGGTAGCGGCATCCAGTGGGTTACTTTCGATGCCGGTTCTTCCCCATTGTCAGTAACTGCCCACCATTTGTTTCTCGAACAATCGTAATACCCTTCGAAGGTATCGCACTCAGTCCAGCCGTAAGACTTCCCCCAACACCAAACATACTGTTTATCGTTCGGCATTCGCTCACTACAGCTTATCCAACCATCCGGAGTTACCGGAGAGTTGCCAGCCTTGCGCATGGCAATCTCCATGATTTCAACCATATCTCCTGGTGGAATTTTACAATGCTGACCAATATGCCTCTGCTGCCTGGCATATTCGAGGATGTGCTCCAGCTTGATACGATTAATCATGATTTATCTCCCTGAAGCATGGCTTCGCGGCAGTCGTTCCAGCCTTCAGCATAATCACTATACGCAAGAGGCCAACCGTTTCTGTATTCACGCGGCAACTTATCAGGCACTACCAGCGCTGGCGGCGCGGAGAATAGTGGTTTAGGTGATATTTCCGCACGTTTTGCGTATGCTTCAACTGTGTCAGGGTTAAACAGGATTATGTTTTCACCGCATTCCCACGCTATCGGTTCTGCTTCCAGCGATGCCAGTGCAATTTCATAAGCACGGCGCTCAATATTGTCTCGAACGTCCAAGCTGCCTATGCGCTCTTTGATTTCTTTAATCAGTTCTTTGTCGGTAATAGTGGTCATGCCGCGTTTCCTTCTTTCTTATTAACAATTACACCGTCATATATTTCATTAAGGTGCCCTCTCAACTCCATGCGCCTTAATGCAGACAACATGTAATCGCATTCAACCTGCTTATTTCCAGTAAATGGCTTATCGTCAGGATTACCCCAACAGCAATTACCCTTGGGCCACCCATGTACTTTCCGTACTCTTCCGTTAACAACGTGAAGTAATCCCCAGCCAGGTGGTAAATCCTCAATTGAAATAATTCCCGGCTCACTAATAAAGAATCGCCAGTCGCCCATTCCAAGAGACGGATTTTTACGAAAACGCTTTTTTCTATCTGCCAACAAGTCAGCACGAGAACATTTCGCCAATCAGGCATGATGCTGAATTTCTGAATCCCATAGCATCTGGCTGTTCTCCGGTACTGGTTACAGCTATAAAGCGGTCATGAAAACAAACCTTGAAACCGTTGCGCTTAAGGAACTTGTACGCAATCTGACAGAGTTCGCGGTGTGTTAACGCCATATCACTCTCCTTTGATGCGAATGCCAGCAAGCCAGTTTCTTATGCCGATATATTCAGCGTTCCTGAAACCGCTTTTTACATATATAAATGGCAAGCGAAGATTGTGACCATTGACTGCCAGGTAGTCTTTACAACCCTGTTCGGTGAAACAGCAGGTAACGAATTCATCAATATCTTTCACAGCAACGCGCCGCCATTTTTCTGGTGGCTCTCGAAAGTTTTCATGAAGTAGCTCGAGACGACGACTATGGCGTTTATTGGCTTCATTGCCATCTTCGTCAACCCAGACAATCCGGTCATGGTCATAATCAGCATCAACAGCGATTTCGCGCTTTTGATACACACAAAACATGGGATCTGACGTTATTCGATTGTCCTGTGTTCGAATATTTTCACCGATGATGCCAAACGAATCTGGTGCAGATTTTGTCTGCATCTCTTCGATACGTTCAGCCATCGCAGCACACTCTTCAAAGTTGCTTAATGCTTTTCGCTCCCATTCGGCGCATTGTTTTTCCAGTTCTGCTATGCGCTTACTTCCATCCGCGATTACTCCCTCGTAATATTCACGCTGCTCGTTGAGTTTTGATTTTGCTGCTTCAAGCTCAACACGCAGCTTCCCAACCGTAAGCGCAATCTCCTCGTTCTCCTGGTCGCGGCGTTTGATGTATTGCTGGTTTCTTTCCCGTTCATCCAGAAGCGCCAGCGCAACATTTGGATTAAAGGCAGCAATAAATTCAGCGTTTGCATAAGCCTGAACATCTGTTTCAACCAGGCAGTTAACATGACATTCCGCAATCACACCACCGGGTTCTCCTTTCCATTTTTGGCAAACAAAAACTCCTGTTAAATTGCCGTGCTGGTTAACAGATGTATGCCCTACGATGTAGCTTCCTTTAGTTGCTTTCTCTGCCTTTTCACGCAGTGCCTGATAATTAATTTCGCTCACTTCGAACCTCTCTGTTTACTGATAAGCTCCAGATCCTCCTGGCAACTTGCACAAGTCCGACAACCCTGAACTGCCAGGCGTCTTCGTTCATCTATCGGATCGCCACACTCACAACAATGAGTTGCGGATACAGTCTGGTAGTTCAGGCGACGCATTTTTATTGCTGTATTGCGCTGTAATTCTTCAATTTCTGATGCTGAATCAATGATATCTGCCATCTTTCATTAATCCCTGAATTGTTGGTTAATACGCTTGAGGGTGAATGCGAACAATAAAAAAGGAGCCTGTAGCTCCCTGATGATTTTGCTTTTCATGTTCATCGCTCCTTAAAGACGCCGTTTAACATGCCGATCGCCAGACTTAAATGAGTCGGTGTGAATCCCATTAGCGTTACCGTTTCGCGGTGCTTCTTCAGTACGCTACGGCAAATGTCATCGACGTTTTTATCCGGAAACTGCTGTCTGGCTTTTTTGATTTCAGAATTAGCCTGACGGGCAATGCTGCGAAGGGCGTTTTCCTGCTGAGGTGTCATTGAACAAGTCCCATGTCGGCAAGCATAAGCACACAGAATATGAAGCCTGCTGCCAGAAAAATGCATTCTGTTGTTGTCATGCCGGGTCTCTCTCGTTTGCTTCTGCTTTCGCCGCCATCATTTCCAGCTTTTGTGAAAGGGATGTGGCTAACGTATGAAATTCTTCGTCTGTTTCTACTGGTATTGGCACAAACCTGACTCCAATTTGAGCGAGGCTATGTGCCATCCCGATACTCGTTCTTAATTCAACAGGAGATGCTTTGTGCATACAGCCCCTCGTTTATTATTTATCTCTTCAGCCAGCCGCTGTGCTTTCAGTGGATTTCGGATAACAGAAAGGCCGGGAAATACCCAGCCTCGCTTTGTAACGGAGTAGACGAAAGTGATCGTGCCTACCCGGATATTATCGTGAGGATGCTTCATTACCATTGCTCCCCATATACAAAACCAATTTCAGCCAGTGCCTCGTCCATTTTTTCGATGAACTCCGGCACCATCTCGTCAAAACTCGCCATGTACTTTTCATTCCGCTCAATCACGACATAATGCAGGCCTTCACGCTTCATGCGCGGGTCATAGTTGGCAAAGTACCAGGCATCTTTTCGTGTCACCCACATGCTGTACTGCACCTGGGCCATGTAAGCCGATTTTATGGCCTCGAAACCACCGAGCCGGAACTTCATGAAATCCCGGGAGGTAAACGGGCATTTCAGCTCAAGGCCGTTGCCGTCACTGCATAAACCATCGGGAGAGCAGGCGGTGCGCATACTTTCGTCGCGATAGATGATCGGGGATTCAGTAACATTCACGCCGGAAGTGAACTCAAAGAGGGTTCTGGCGTCGTTCTCGTACTGTTTTCCCCAGGCCAGAGCCTTAGCGTTAACTTCCGGAGCCACACCGGTGCAAACCTCAGCCAGCAGGGTGTGGAAGTAGGACATTTTCATGTCAGGCCACTTCTTTCCTGATCGGGGTTTTGCTATTACGTTGTGAATTTCTGAAGCTGTGATGACGCCGAGCCGTAATTTGTGCCACGCATCATCTCCCTGTTCGACAGCTCTCACGTCGATCCCAGTACGCTGCAGGATAATGTCCGGTGTCATGCTGCCACCTTCTGTTCAGTGGCTTTTTGTTTCAGGAATCCAAGAGCTTTTACTGCTTCGGCCTGTGTCAGTTCTGACGATGCACGAATGTCGCGGCGAAATATCTGGGAACAGAGCGGCAATAAGTCGTCATCCCATGTTTTATCCAGGGCGATCAGCAGAGTGTTAATTTCCTGCATGGTTTCATCGTTAACCGGAGTGATGTCGCGTTCCGGCTGACGTTCTGCAGTGTATGCGGTATTTTCGACAATGCGCTCGGCTTCATCCTTGTCATAGATACCAGCAAATCCGAAGGCGAGACGGGCACACTGAATCATGGCTTTATGACGTAACATCCGTTTGGGATGCGACTGCCACGGCCCCGTGATTTCTCTGCCTTCGCGGGTTTTGAATGGTTCGCGGCGGCATTCATCCATCCACTCGGTAACGCAGATCGGATGATTACGGTCCTTGCGGTAAATCCGGCATGTGCAGGATTCATTGTCCTGCTCAAAGTCCATGCCATCAAACTGCTGGTTTTCGTTGATGATGCGGGACCAGCCATCAACGCCCACCACCGGAACGATGCCGTTCTGCTTATCAGGGAAGGCGTAAATTTCTTTCGTCCACGGATTAAGGCCGTACTGGTTGGCGACGATCAGCAATGCGATGAACTGCGCATCGCTGGCATCACCTTTAAATGCCGTCTGGCGAAGAGTGGTGATCAGTTCCTGTGGGTCGACAGAATCCATGCCGACACGTTCAGCCAGCTTCCCTGCCAGCGTTGCGAGTGCTGTACTCATCCGTTTTATACCTCTGAATCAATATCAACCTGGTGGTGAGCAATGGTTTCAACCATGTACCGGATGTGTTCTGCCATGCGTTCCTGAAACTCAACATCGTCATCAAACGCACGGGTAATGGCTTTTTTGCTGGCCCCGTGGCGTTGCAAATGATCGATGCATAGCGATTCAAACAGGTGCTGGGGCAGGCCTTTTTCCATGTCGTCTGCCAGTTCTGCCTCTTTCTCTTCACGGGCGATCTGCTGGTAGTAACGCGCCCAGCTCTGAGCCTCAAGACAATCCTGAATGTAATAAGCGTTCATGGCTGAACTCCTGAAAATGGCTGTGAAAATATCGCCCGCGAAATGCCAGGCTGATTAG